GAACACGTTGTAGGTCACGCCGTTCTGTCCTTCCTTGTGGGTGAGGTTGTTGGGGTCGTTGTCGCCCTGGGCCATCGACTTGGAGTCGTTGCCCTTGTTGTCGCTCAGGATCGCCCCGAGCAGGGAGTAGAAGAGGGTCTGCGTCTCCTCGGGGAGCGAGTCGAGGGCGTCCCCGACGGTCTGGTCGCCGCCGTCGTGCTGGAGGTCGTCGTCCTCGTCACCGAACTCCAGGGGGAGGCCGGAGTGGATGATCGCCTCGGACTCGTCGTCCTCGTAGCCGTGGGCCATGGAGACGAAGTCGATCTTGGCACCGGGGTTGGCACCGGCCAGCACCAGACTGACCTCACGGATCTGACCGTGGACCACGCGGTTGCCGCGCTTGTCCAGCTGGTTGGCGTAGATCGAGAGGGCGTTGAGGTCCTCGTGCTGGACCTGGGCCGCGGCGTTCTTGCCCTGCGGGGTGTCGTTGAAGAACCCGTAGGCGTACATGCCGTTGTCGCGGGCCTCCAGGATGGCGTGGCCCAGAACGGCGTCCGCCTTGTCGTGCTGGTGTGCCCAGATGAGCGGCACTCGCTCACCGTGCATGTGCTGGAAGGCCTCGGGGGCGATGGTGAGACCGTCAGCGCAGCGCATGTCCGCCTTGGTGGCCCAGCCACCGAAGTCAGCTGCTTCCATTTTGACGGCTACCTCCTGTCTGTATCAGTTGCTTGGTGGGGTCCGGCGGCTGATTGTCCGGAGGGGCCGGATTGGGGTCCGGCATGTTTGCGTTCTGCAGCTTGTCGGCTTCCGGGTCCTTCGACGGCTTGAAGCCGATGATCTGACGGATCTCGTTGGGGGCGAGGATCTTGTTCCGGGAAAGCTTGTCTGCGATGTCAGCGATCTGGCCGACGGGAACCAGCTTGAACGGGTTCCGGAAGTACATGATCGCCTGGTTCTGGGACCGAGCCGTCTTGGTGAGGAAGACTCGGGCCATGGCCTCGGTGATGGCGCCGAGGAGAGGGTCGATCGTCCGGTTGATGTAGTTCAGCATGGTCGCCTCGTCGGCGGTACCGTTCATGATCGCCTCGGTCAGACCCAGCTGGGAGTACAACATCTGCGTCAGGTACTCGACCTGCTTCAGAAGCTGATTCTCCGCCGGGCGGTTGAGCTGAGTGATCTTCTCGGTTCCGTCGGTGTAGGCGATACCGTACTTGCTGCCCTTGAGTTGGACCTCGATGTCGTTCCGTCGCTGTTCCGCCTGCTGCTTGCGCGCTTCGGACTTGATGACGTACGGGAGCTGGATGATGAGATCGAGCTTGCCCGAACTTGTCTGTTCGTCAACCGCATCGAGCATGTTCAGCTTCCGAATAAGTCGCTGAAGTGTCGAGTTCGGTTCGTTCATGACGTTATAGAGAGGATTCTCCACAATTGCGACGGTACGCTTGAGGACTGTTACGTCTTCGAGGTGTCCGGTCTGCTCGTTGTAGAGCTTGACCCTGACATGTTGGGGATGCCAGGACACAATCTCGCCAACGCGCATGGTGTTGATCTCGTACGACGAAGAAACCGCCGGGTCGATAGTGGCGTCTACCGGTACGATCGCGACGACGCCCTTGTCGAGCATCACGCTGACGATGTTCTGTCGGAAATGACGAGCGGCCTGGTCGACGTTGGCCTGAACCTTCAGGCATTCGTTCAAACCACTCTTCATGTCCTCTTCGTACCGGCCCTCGTCGTCCGTCCGAACGTGACGGATATCGACGGCGGCTACGTCGATGGCCAACCGAGTCAGGATCGAGGCGAGCATCGACCGCTCGGTCGAATATGTCGTCCTCGGCCGATCCGGTCGGTGGGAGTAGCTGGCGGAAGGCCCGAAGTAGGGGATCGGGCTCTCCGTCTCGTTCGTGGAGAATACATTCCACGCGTGCTTGAGCTTGTCCCACACTCCCATGGTTCACCTCCTTCCTAAATCGTCCCCTTTTAGAACGAACGGATCTTGTAGGCTCCGCCCTTGCCGGGCTTGGCGAAGGTGGGGCCGTTGGACGCCTTGAAGGGAAGACCGCGCATAGCGGCAGAAGCGGCCCGGCCTCGCTCTGCGTTCGCCTTGGCCTGAACGAACTGGATGCCGACAGGTGCCCACTTGGCCACGTGTGCGGCGGCGTACGCGGCTCCGTAGACTCCCGCGGCGACACCGATCTGGATCGCGGCGCGACGCCTCTCGGCCTTGTGCGCCTCCTCCAGGGTCTTCCCCTTGAGCATCTTCTTGTTGATGCGTCGAGGGGCCAGGACGCCGAAGTCGACTCGGTCCTTCCTGCGCTGCTTGTCCGTGTACCCGGCAGCGCGGGGGGCCTTACGAACGCCCCAATGCATGCCCTTCACACCGTAGTGCGCGAGCTCACTCACTCGAATGCCTCCTTGTTGAGTTTGTAGGCAACCCACGCGTCCATCAGGGCGGACACGTTGTCGATTTTTGCTTCCTGACGACGCTTGTAGAGTTTCCGGTTACCGTTGGTGTCTTCAAGGGTGAGAGTGTTGCCCATGGCGAACGACATCAGAGCCTGGTCGAAGTAGAGGATCCTCTCCTCGCTCAGGTTCTTGAGTTCACCCAGCGGGACCGACTCGGTGCGGGCTCCCTGGATGACCTTCTCGATGCCGAAGGGGCCGTTCTCCGCCTCCCAGCGTTGGACGAATTCCTTGGCGTTGTACGGGTCGAATCCGAAGGCCCTGACGTCGAACTGCGACTCGTTGATGAAACTGTCGAGGTCGTCGTAGACCTCCATCATGTCGAGGACGGTTCCTTCGAGCACGTGGAGGCTGCCCTCGTTGATGAACTCGTCGTACTTTATGCGCATCGCAGGCTGAAGCTTCATCAGGGTGAGAGATGTGATGTAGCTTCGGGTCTTCACGCCAAACCCGTCCCGGAGAGGGAATAGGAAAGTGAAGGCGCAGAAGTCGTCACCCTGCGAAAGGTCAGCACCCATGGCGCAAGGCAACGACCAGTACTCGCGGTAGCGGTGAGGGATCGTCTCTTCGTAGGTGAAGAAGTAGGAGTGACCCTCCATCGGGATTCCGAACCGCTTGGCGAGGATGTCGTTCCTCGTGGCCGGTGCTTTCTCGGCCCGCTCGACGTCGAGCTGGTAGGTCTCGTACGTTACGGTCTTGCCGAGGTTGGGGTTGGCCTTCAACCACATGGCGGGGTCGGCGACTTCATGCAACTCGTCCAGCTTGTAGTGCCAGATCGAGATGTGGGGGGCCATGAACTCGCCGCGGAGTATGGAAGCTAGCTCCATTTTGATCGTGTCGCCCGAACCGTTGCGGACGGTTCCCTCGGAGCTGATGGCGACGATGACGTAGTCGTCCAGCTTGGAGGCGCCCTGCTCGATAGCGCCGACGACGTCCTCTCGGAGGTCACCGGACAGCCATTCGTCGATCGTCGACACCTTGGGGCGAAGGCCCTGCAGCTTGTTGATCGACATGGGTCGGACTTCGAGTAGAGAACCGGTGATGAAGTTCTCGATGCCCTTCTTGGTGGACACCAGCTTCTGCCGGTTCATGCGTGACCCGGTGGTGCTCTGTATGGAGCCCTCGGTGAGGAACTTGAACAGAGGCCCGCGGGCGCGCGTGATCGCCGTGCGGAACGGCGACATGACCTCATCGGCCTGTTTCATCGTCGGCGCGGTGGTGATCTGGTGGGTCGTGGCGGTGTCGATGTTGAGGAAGTAGCTCTGGATGCACTCCGCATACATGGACTTGGCGGCTCCACGAGCCACGATGAGGTACTGCTTGGTGGTGAGCCGCTTGCGTATGGTCTTGTTGACGTAGCGCCCGCCGTGACCGTCCTCCCTCGGCTCGTACACACTCCGCGTCACGAAGTAGTACCAACCGAGAAGTTGTTCGGCCCAGACCTTGAACGACGGGAGCAGATGGAGGTCCGATCCATCTGTCAGGGTGAGCTCGTTCTCGCAGTAGAGAATGAAACCCTCGACGACCGTGTCGTCATAGTAGATGTTCGGGTTAGCGATGAGCGCGTCGATCCGGTTCATCTCCATGGAGATCTCACGGTTAACGGGGATCTCTCCGCGCTTTACCGCCTCCCTGAACTCGCCGTAATACTTCGGCGTGGCCGTATTCGACAGCGCCAATACTAACCTCCTCTACGCTTCTGGATTGTCTTCCGGATGTCCTTGACGAAGGGGCTGTTGAACGCCTCGTGGATTTCCTTGGCCGTCTTGTAGACGCCCATGATCTCCTTGACGACCTCGTATCCCTGCTTGTACGCAGACGTACCCTTGTTGAGCTTGGAGTACTGCTGTTCCAAGTTCATCCGGTTGACGAGCTCCTGGAGCTCCTTGGTGGTCAGCGTCCTCGTGCCACCGGCGGCGACCTTGGACTTGTGGCTGCTGACCGCTGCTGCGTCGGAAGATGCGGGTGGGACGTCAGAGGCAGGGTGTGCCTTCCGGTGACCCCACCGCATGCCCTTTACGCCGTAGTGGGCCAGCACGGTTCCGTTGGGGGCGGGGCGGGCGGAACCCATGTCTCTCCTTCCCGTGTGACGTTGAGGCGCCATTCCTCTTCTCGGACGATTTCCTTCAGGGCCTGAAGGTGGGCGGATGTACCCGGCGGGTCGAACGTCAGCTTCACTTTGCCAGACACGTAGGTCTTGACGTTGTTCAGCTTCAGATCGCCCGTCAGGTAATCCGTCCACGTCGGCGTGCTGTCCTCGATGTGGAAACCCTCCGTCGGACCGACCCCGAGTTGAGTCAGAGTCGAGAAGGCGGAGTTGATGAGGAGCAGGATAACGTCGTCGAATTCGGTGGCGTCCGGCATGACGTTGCAGAACTTCTTGACCGAGTCAAGAATACTGTCGGTCGCCACGGGTCCTCCTAGAACCAGCCGTCGTTGAGACGGCGCTGGAGGGCCGCGACGCAGTTGGAGTAGCCGGGAGACAGGACACCGTCGACCGGACTCTTCAGGTACCGCTGGAGGGCGCCAACGGTCTTGTAAAAACGGCCGTCCTGCTCGATACCCCAGCCGTCGATGACGAGGGTGTGGTCCACGGTGCCCTGGAGCTTCCGCTGAACCTCGGAAACGAGCATGCTCGGGTGGCTGATGACGCCGTCCGCCGGGGTA